AATATTATACGGATGGCCGCTTTGGGAATTTGACTTTCCATGGGAATTACAAGAATGCCATTTGGTGTCCAAATATAAATAAGACACCAGACACCAATTGCATAGCCAAGTTTGCTGGACACCGATTGACCAGTCAATATGCCTCCCCCTTCGAAATTTAGAATAAATGCCAAAAATTTTTTCATCACTTATCCACAGTGCTCCCTTTCAAAAGAAGAGGCACTTTCCCAATTACAAGCCCTCGAAACCCCTACAAATAAAAAATACATTAAGATCTGCAGAGAGCTTCACGAAGATGGGTCTCCTCATCTCCACGTGCTTATTCAATTCGAAGGGAAATTCCAGTGCAAGAATCCAAGATTCTTCGACCTCGTATCCCCAACCAGGTCAACACATTTCCATCCGAACATTCAGGGAGCTAAATCAAGCACCGACGTCAAGGCCTACATCGACAAGGACGGAGACACCATCGACTGGGGAGCGTTCCAGATCGACGGTCGAAGTGCTAGAGGAGGCTGCCAGAATGCTAATGACGCCTGCGCAGAGGCACTAAACGCAGGTTCTAAAGAAGCAGCCCTTAGGATAATAAGGGAAAAACTCCCAAAAGATTATATTTTTCACTTTCATAATTTAAATTCTAATTTAGATAGGATTTTTGCACCTCCTTTAGAGGTTTTTGTTTGTCCTTTTCTTTCTTCTTCATTCGATCGAGTTCCAGAGGAACTTCAAGCGTGGGTGTCCGAGAATGTAGGAGATGCCGCTGCGCGGCCTTGGAGGCCCAAGAGTATAGTCATAGAAGGTGAGAGTAGAACCGGAAAAACAATGTGGGCTAGGTCATTGGGCCTCCATAATTATCTCTGTGGACATCTAGACTTGAGCCCCAAGGTATACAACAATGACGCCTGGTACAACGTCATTGATGACGTCGACCCCCACTATCTCAAGCACTTTAAAGAGTTTATGGGGGCCCAGAGGAACTGGCAAAGCAACACGAAGTACGGAAAGCCAATTCAAATTAAAGGCGGAATTCCCACTATCTTCCTCTGCAATCCTGGTCCTACCTCGTCATATAAAGAATACCTTGACGAGGACAAAAATAATGCATTGAAATCTTGGGCAGTAAAAAATGCGACCTTCGTCACCATCAACGAGCCACTCTACTCAAGTTCCACAGAAGATACTGCACCAAATTGCGAAGAAGAAAATAATCCGCAGGAGACGTATTGACTTAGACTGCGGCTGCTCATATTACCTCAGTATCAACTGTCACGGGCATGGATTTTCGCACCGGGGAGTACATCACTGCAGCTCAGGCGCAGAATGGCGTCTATATTTGGAAGGTTCCAAATCCCCTCTATTTCAAGGTGCTGAGGCACAGCAGCAGAGGGTACAACACCGACATGGACTACATGGAAGTACAAATCCAGTTCAACCACAACCTGAGGAAAGCGCTGGGGATTCACAAGTGTTTCTTAATCTTCCACATCTGGACTCGTTTACGTCCTCAGATTTGGCATTTCTTAAGAGTATTTAAAAACAATGTAATTAGATATCTGTCCAATTTAGGCGTCGTGTCAATAAACAATGTAATTAGAGCAGTGAATTATGTTTTGTGGGATGTACTTGAACAGACTGTGTACGCAAAGCAGTTGCACATAATAAAATTCAACCTTTATTAATTTGTTACATTGTCGTAGAAGTAAATACGAATTTTCAATGTCGCGTATACAGGATTGGATGCATGAGTACATGCCATATACAACAATAATGCATTTTCAGTGTGATTTTCATATTTTGCTGCTTCCTGATGATTGTAAACAACATAGTTGTTAACTCTAAAAAATCTCTTCACGATTGCTTGTTCCTTGCTTGCGTACTGACCACCAGTCACCGTGGCTGAGAAACGGTGTAACACCTGAACACGATCACGAAGATCGTTCTTGATAGTTGCTGTGCTGGGTTCATTATCATACATGTTGAACAACTCTCCGAAACCATAAGGAGTTGTACCTGGTCGCCGGTCACGCACAAGCCAAAACATGACGTTGTTAGTGTGGTTCTTCGACTTGATGTTCTCGTCCATCCATACTTTGCCAATAATATATACAGATTTCACACAGAATCTTTTACCAACTCTGTGAGTAATACCATTACCTCTTGTGACATCGGAAACACAGAGGACCTTCCCAGTATGTGTTATGTCATGTCGCTGTTCAAAGGATTGGACCTTACAAGGTCCTTCACAACCCCGCGGAACATCACTGCTCCTTCGACCCCTGTACAGTCTGGGTTTCCGATTCATAGGACGATTTACCCACGCTCTTCGTTTGTAGGACATGCCTGGGGCAGTGGGGGCAGCAGCAGGGAGACTGTACTGACTCGCGTAGTTTAGTCTCCGGCGTGTTATAGACATTGGCAACGACGACACTGTATCGATGGAACGCTTCGGCATAATTTTTACACCGCAACAGACAAATTAAATCCCTCACGAATTCACCTCCAACCGTATCAGGAGAATACGTAGCCTCTAAGCTTTGCAGATACTTGATAGCCAACATGCATCGAAACCCGTGTAGGGTTTCAGGAAAAGGATGAATAAGCGGATCCCACATCCTTGGATAGTGGAGGGTGGTCCCTATCTTTATAGTGGGCGACCCACTAATTAAGCTTTGCAGATGCAACGTGATTGGTCAGTCAAAAGTTTGGCGGGGGTCCACCCTAAAAAATCGCGCGGCCATCCGGT